GCTTTTGATGACTGTGATGGTTTGACAGTGCCACTTGTTTGGAACCATAATCATAACGAGCCATCTAAGGTTCTCGGCCATGCAGTTCTTGAAAAGCGCGATGACGGTATCTATACCTATGCAACTTTCAACGACAGTCAGGCCGGAAAGAATGTTAAGCTGCTGGTTGAACATGGAGATATTACATCCCTGTCCATATATGCCAACAAGCTTAAGCAAATGGGGGGGGACGTCCTCCATGGCGCTATCAGGGAAGTTAGTGTTGTGTTAGCCGGTGCTAATAGAGGAGCATTCATTGACAATGTTGTCTTAGCGCATGGCGATGATGTTGAGGAGCTTGATGAAGCAATCATCTTCTCAGCAGATGAAATTGAAATCGCTCACAGCGACATAACAGATAACCCTGAAACTACAAATTCGAAAGGAGAAACGAACATGTATAACCAGTCATTTGCACATGCTGACAACACAGACCCAGAAGACGGTAAGAAGCCAGTAGGTGAGACTAAGAAGGGTGATGAGAAAGACCCTACAATAATGGATGTGTTCAATACACTTTCTGACATTCAGAAGAAGTGTGTATATGCCATTGTTGGTGAAGCAATGTCCGCTAAAGAAGAGGACGAAAAGAAATCAGGAGGTAATGATTCAATGAAGCATAACGTATTCGATGCAGACTATGAGCAGCCATCAAATGTTATCAGCCATGCTGACCAGGAGATGATACTTAATCTTGCAAAGCAGACAAATGTAGGTAGCTTTAGACAGGCTCTTCAGATTTACGCTGAGGAGAACAGCTTGTCTCACGGTGCTATCGATGGGGATGACCTTAATACGCTCTTCCCAGATTATAAGGATGTGTACCCAGGTGAGCCAGAGACTCTCAATGATGACCAGTCTTGGATTGCCGGTGTAATTTCAGGTGTTCATAAGAGCCCAATTTCTAGGGTTAGAACACGCCAGCTTGACAACCGTAACCGTAGAAACAGAGGTAAGGGTTATGTTAAGGGTAACAAGAAATCAGAAGGTACATCAGTAGCTCTGCTTTCAAGAACAACTGACCCACAGACAATCTATGTTAAGGATAAGATTAACAGGGACGACATTGTCGACTTCACAGACTTCGACCTTGTTAACTATCAGTGGAAGATTATGAGACAGGCTCTCAATGAGGAACTTGCTATGGCTATCATGGTAGGTGACGGCAGAGAAGAGGGTTCTGAGGATAAGATTTCAGAGACACACATTCGTTCAATCTGGAATGATGACGAGCTCTATACTCTTCACAAAGATGTTGACTTGGCTGAGGCTAAGAAGACTCTTCAGGGTACTAACACAGGTGCTAACTTCAGCGATAACTATGTTTATGCTGAGGCTATTATCGAGGCTACTCTCTATGCAAGAGAGGATTACAAGGGCTCAGGCAGCCTGACATTCTACTGCACACCGCATCTTCTGAATGTTATGCTTCTTGCTAGAGACCTTAACGGTAGGAGAATCTACAGCTCTAAGTCAGACCTTGAGGCAGCTCTCAATGTTAAGTCTATTCAGACTGTTGAGCAGTTCGAGGGTCTTGTGAGAACAGACAAGGAGCTTAATAAGCATGAGCTGCTTGGTATCTTCGTTAACCTTTCAGACTATCAGGTTGGTTCTACAAAGGGCGGCGAGATTACAAGATTCGACCAGTTCGATATTGACTTCAACCAGCAGAAGTACCTCATCGAGACAAGAGTATCTGGTGCTCTTACAAGAGTTCAGTCAGCTATTGTTCTTGAGTCTCCTGTCACAGAAGCAGCAGGCTAATAAAAATCAAAATGGGGGTTATGGTATATGAGTAGGTGGTTTGGCAAGGTTGGATTCTCGGAATCTACTGAGATAGACCCAGAGAATAATCCTGGGGTATGGGATGATGTCATTACAGAGCGAGAATACTATGGGGATGTTGTCAGGAATATTAAGAAGATGGTAGCCTCACAGGACAGTACTTTGAGTGACTACACTCTCAATCTATCAATTAGCATTGTTTCAGATGCCTACTCATATAGCCATCTTAGTTATATTAAGTATGTTGAGTATCAGGGCGCTTTATGGGCTGTGTCTGAGGTAACACCAGATACTGATGGGCGTCCTAGACTTACTCTAACTATGGGAGGTATTTACAATGGCCCGAGACCGCAAAGAACTCCACAAGATACTGAAGGGAATTCTGGGGAGTAATCAGGTCTATTACAATCCGCCTGAGAGCATTAAGATGACCTATCCAGCTATACGATATAGTTTAGAGGACATTGAGAATGTTCCAGCGGATAACCTCGTATATTTCCAGAACATACCTTATAACGTATTGCTATTGGATATGGAAGTTGATAGTGACCGAATGAAGGCTATCTCTAAACTTCCAATGTGTCGACTTGATAGACACTATATATCTGATGGTATTCATCATTATTCATTCAATCTTTATTATTAAAAGGAGGACGTTTATATGTCTAAATTAGTTTGGGATGAGATAGGTAAGAGAACCTATGAGACAGGTGTCAACCAGGTTGCCCTGTTCGTTCAGAACACAGATGGTACTTACAAGACAGGTGTTGCTTGGTCAGGTATCACAAGCATTGCAGAGAGCCCATCAGGCGCTGATACAACAAAACTCTATGCAGATAATATTAAGTATCTTAACCTTGTAGCTACAGAGGATTTCGGCGCTACTATTGAGGGTTATGACTCACCAGATGAGTTTGACTCTTGCGATGGTACGGCAGAGATTGCTCCTGGTATTCTTATCGGTCAGCAGACAAGAACATCATTTGGTCTGGTCTATAAGACTCTTATTGGTAATGATACAGCATCTACAGATTACGGCTACAAACTGCACATTGTTTACGGTTGCCAGGCCGCTCCGTCTTCAAAGACTTACAGCACGGTTTCAGATTCACCAGAGGCAAACACACTGTCTTGGGAGGTTTCTACAACACCAGTCAATGTAACAGGCTATAAGCCAACTGCTACAGTTGTAATTGACTCTACAACAGTTGATAAAGACAAGCTTGCTGCGCTTGAGGCTAAGCTTTATGGTGATGAGGAGAATGAGCCAACACTTCTGCTTCCAGATGACATTATTGCAATGTTCAAGGAGACTGCTGAGGTTGTTGAGGGCTAATCCGTCAGCTAACATTAGGGAAGGTCGTGTAAAAAGCGGCCTCCCCATCTTTTTAATAACAAAAAAAATTTTATCTAAAAGGAGACTAAAACTATGTTAAAGAAAACAATGACTTATGTTGATTTTAATGATGAGGAGAGAACAGAGGATTTCTATTTTAACCTTACAAAGAGTGAGTGGCTTGATTGGGAGATGAGCATACCAGGGGGATTACAGGCACATCTCGGAAGAGTAATCAGCCTTAGAGACATTCCAGAGTTGGGTAAACTGTATAAAGATTTGATTCTTCGCTCTTATGGTGAGAAGAGTGCAGACGGCAGAAGATTCGAAAAATCGCCAGAGCTCTCAAAGGCATTCTCTGAGACTCAGGCTTATGATGATTTGTATATGGAACTGCTTACACAGGATAGCGCTGCTGTTAACTTCATTGCGGGTATCGTATCTAAGGACGTTGCGGCAGAATTCCAGAAGCAGATGGCTGCTAGACAGGCTGCAGAGAAGCCGGCCATTGCAGCTGTTCCAGACACTACAAAGTAGAAGTTAGGAGTGAGTGAAGATGCTATCAATAACGATACCTGAGAACGAAATCTTCAATGAGAAGACCAACCAATTCATTCAGATACCAGAGACAACGCTTCAGTTGGAGCATTCACTCGTTTCTATTTCAAAATGGGAGAGAAAGTGGCATAAGGCTTTCCTTAAAGATGAGCCACAGAAGACCAATGAAGAAATGATTGACTATATTCGGTGTATGACACTAACACAACATGTGTCACCCCTTGTCTATCTTGGAATGACAAGCCAAAACATCAAGGATGTGCGGGATTACATTAATAACCCAATGACGGCTGTTTGCTTTCCAGATGATGACGATAAGAATAAAAATCCACTGCACAAGGATGTAGTCACTAACGAGCTTGTATATTATTGGATGATTAAGCTCGGCATTCCAGTTGAGTTTCAGAAGTGGCATCTGAATGCTCTTCTCTCCCTTATAAAGGTTTGCAATATGAAAGATGCTCCTCAGAAGAAGCTCAGTCAGCATGAAGCAGCCCAGAGACAAAGAGCTCTTAAGGCTGCTAATAGAGCAAAGCGAGGTAAACATTAATGGAAGAGAAAAAGTATCCAACAAGTAAGTTACTGGCAATATTTGTATGGGTATTTCCAGCAATCATACTTGGACTATTAATATGGTCAGTTGTCACAGGCAAATCAAACACGACAGTAACATCAATGGCTACTATGTTTGTTGCCGCTATTGCAATAGCTGGCTATGTTGTAAAATGCTATATGAAAAAGGCATCTTTAGAGAATGTCTTGGTAGCATTTGTTAGATTCATGAAATGTATGTTACAGCTTCAGAAGGAGAATCCTGAATTAGAAATCTATCCAGCATCTCAACTTAAAGCAGATGCAAAGTACATCTCTGATTCCTATAAACAGGAGATTCAGAATTCTCTCAGAACTACAATTCAGGAAGATGTAACAACTAAGATTACATAGGAGGTATAACTATGGAACTGTTAGGAATATTCTTTGGCATTCTGACTGTCATTTCGATTCTTGCTCCTCTGGTCATCGAGGGTGTTAAGACTCTTCTTGATAGTAAGAATAAACAGTACAATGTTCAATACTTATCCGCAGGACTCACGGGTGTGTTTGCTGTGGTAGCTTGCGCGGCATACCTGATACTGACGCAGACACTGATTACACCATCAATATTTGTGTACATACTTGGTACAGTGCTGTTTAGTATTATTGGGGCTTTATGCGGATACGACAAAGTGTTTAAGGCACTGATTAGTGCTTTTAAGAAGGAGGGCTAACAATGCTTAGAGGAATCGACATTAGTCACTGGCAGGGTTCAGTTGACTATGCATCAATCAAGAGTCAGCCAGACATTGACTTTGTTA